TCGTGGATGTTGCGGTGGTGCTTGGTAAGTGGTAGGAGCATCAGGCTTGGCGTAGAGTTGCGTTCTCGGCTTCAAGCACTTGGATTGTGTTCTCCAAACACTCTATCCGCTGACGCAAAGCTACTACCTCATTGCGAAGTTGTGTTAACTCTTTATTTTGTGATTCGGCGGTCGCCTGCCACATAGCCAGCACCGCTTGGGCTTGCTTGACTTGGAGCGAATCCGCTTGGAACTTGCCCCTTGTCATCCAAGCCACTGCACCGCCAACGATTGCGCTGACCGTGCCGATTACGGTGGTTTCGATTAGGTTCACGGCTTGGGAACTTCGGTAGGCTTGTTGTACTTGGTCACCAGCATCCACCCTGTTGACACCAGCGTAATGATTGCCCCGATGATTTCGGTAAGTGCTGCGGAATCAAGGATGCCCTTGGCGACGAGAGTGCCACCGATGAATGTAAGAAGATGGCGAAGGAGAGCGATGACTGCTGATTGCATAAGGGGTAGTTTTGGTTGCTCGGGGTTACGCTTGCGGAATAGTCGCATGATGGTAGATGTTACAGGGTTGAAGGTGTTGCAAATTCTTGGTAGTCGGCGGTGTATTGCTCATCCCAACCGAGGAAGGAATGCACTCCGCAAGGCTTGGGCCAAACGATGTAAGCGTTGAGCGATGCAGGGCAAGCGTCTTGGAATAGTACGTCGTAGCAAACGAGGTCGTCAATGTTACCAAGTGGCACGGCGTTGTCAAGCGGTTGCAGGGATGCGAGCAACTGGTCTGCAACCTTCTGCGATGGGAATGCGAACTTGCGGAATGTAGGCATTACGGGGTTGTTAGGGCTGCGAGTTGAGCGTTGGTCAGGCGGGTGGTGTAGAGAGCGGCGGCACGGATGCGGTCGTTGAATTGAGAACCAGCGCTTCCGTCGCCACGAACGCCAAGCCCAAACACTGCTGCTGATAGATTTGGTATTGCGATTGTTCTTGTATCTCTTAGCGTGCCATTGACGTACAAAACCGTTCCACTTGCAGCAGAATTATATCCTACCGCTATTTTGTAAATGCCTGTCGTTATTCCTGAAGCAGTTGCACCAACGCTTGAGCCTCCCGATGTTGCGACAAAATCAACGCTTGTTCCTGCGGTAGATACCTCAAGAGATAAAAGGTTGTTACCATCCACACGAAGATTTACAATGCGTCTTGCTGCACTTGAAGAAAAAGCCCTCACATCCACCTCCGCATATATCGTTCCCTCGGTCTGCCCTATGCAACCGCTGACTGCGCCTGATAGGTTTATTACTTCTGCGTTGCGTGTTACCGCTGCGGTGGTGGTGGGGATGTAGGAGGTGGCTACGGAGCCTGTTTCAAGTTGTGCGCCCCAGATGTAAACCGTAGAACCACTTGCCGTAGATGGAAGACCAGCTGAGATTGTTGATGTAGCACGAACTCCTATAATACTGGTAGCAGGCGTGTAAGATGCGGTAACAGTCATGTTACATCGATACCATCCGTTGCCGTAATTTTCGATGCTTGCTCTTGTAAGAGTAAACCCTGCGCCAACAGTTCCACTTGTACCTAATGCCCCTGTGTCAAGTCGAAATGCTTGACAAACGCCTGATGCATAGTTTGATGAAGTTCCATCATTGACAGTTAAAGTAATACCACTTGTAAGGGCAAAGCTATCAGCTTTTGCAAATAAAGAGAATGTGTGCGTTGTTCCGCTGGTAATTGCCGCAATGGTTTGTCTTAATCTCCCTGCAACTGATGTTGCTTCAATTAGTGTTCCATTTGCATTGTTAAATGGTGATGTGAATCCAGATGTAATGTTTAAGTTATTTGCCGCCCAAGTAGTTGAAAAGTCCTCACTCTGCAACGCCAAATTCGACCCACTCGGCTCAACAAGCAACGCAGGACAACCAGCCGTTCCACCGCTTGTGTAGTAGTCCAACCTCGGAATCCCCGAAGCCACGGACTCAATCAAGCCAGCCGAATTGAATCGGGTCGCAGTCGTCGCACGGGTAACATTGAAGTCCCCCGAACTTGCCAATACAACCCCAGCCGAAGTCGTAGCAATTTGGGTGTAAAGTTTCCCCGTCTTAAAGCGAGCAGGGACGATAAGGAGTGATGGGCTTGCAGGCATTGCTAAGCGTTTAAGAGATTATACATTCGGACTTCAAGGCAGTTAATGAAACGAACCTCCGCAGCGTCAGCCGTGTCGGTATTCGCCCGTTGCATAAACGGCAGCCAAGAATTGGAATAAAAGACGAAGAAAGCGTAGGATTGGAAGGAGTTCAGGAATCGGGTTTGGAGGCATCCATTGACCGCAGCCTCGGCAGGCAAAGCCCCGTCAGCGTCTGCCCGTTGGTTGAAGGCAAGCCAAAACGGATTGCCACCGCCAAGCAGTTGGTTCGTGGGATAGCCGTAGCCGTAACCTATCAGCATTAGAGGAAGGTATAACCGATGACGCTTCCGACCGAAGGAGTGACCGCCGTAATCTTCCCGCCGTTGCGACCGCTGATGACGATACCCGCGGAAACGGACTTGCCTGACATAGCATAGGCAGTCAGCAGGTCCTCGCCGCCTGTACCTGTCAAGGTCGTAAAGGTTGCGGCAGTATTGATCACAATGAAGTCAAAGTTTGCGCCCGATACGGCAGCGTCAATGAACTGCATCGTACCGCCTTGGCCGAGCATTTGTTGTAAGATTGGAGTAGGCATTGCTTGGGTTGTTTACTGTAAATGTAAATTAGGTCGGAATTTCACAAACGCTGTGGCCGTATGGGATTTCAAAGGTGAGGTTTGCTACCCACCCCGCTGTGCGGTCATCTCGGCTCTCCACAAACCTCGTTAATGACACGGAGGTACTTAGCGTCCATTCTTGCGTTGGGTCGTTTGTAAGGGCTGAAATGAAGTCCTGCGCTATTTGCAGTTGGTCGCTCAAAACTTCGTCCTCATTGTCCTGCCAACCCAGCGTAGGACTGCCCGAAACCACGCCACCCATCGGGGCAATGGATTCCACCCTGTCACTGAAATAGACACCCACAACCAAAGAGAGAGTGCCAGCATCAGTAGTTGCCGATTGCACGTCTGCAAACACCAACGGATAGACGATTCGCTCACGGCTTGGGGTGCGAAGATTTATCGTGTTGTCCGTTCCTATCGCCAACGGGTCGCCCGTTCCGAACGAGTTCACCTGCGGGTGACTGTTTGCAAGGTTCAGGAGTGCTTGCTTGATTTTTATCCAAGACATATTTTTGGAGTTTCAAAATGTTTTTTGCGTGTGCGCCCATAGTTAGCAGTTGTTGCAGTAAGGGTCGTAGCCATAAGGCCAAGGTCTATCCAAGCCAGCACCACGACGCAGGGTTCTTGCATCCAAGGCCATGCCTGTGTTGTAATTCGTGCCGTTCGGGTATATCGTGTCCAAAGCCGAAGGAGGGGAGTTGAACAGGGGATAGTCGGTGCGGTTCTCCATCAAGTAGCGGGTAATCCTCTCCGAGTACCACTCCGCATCGTTCTTGACTTTGTCGGTGAGGCGGGTGATTTCGTCCATGCTCATCTGCGTAGATTCCTCGCTGGTTCTGCGGACCATGCCTTTGTTCATGTACTTGAAGGCAAGCACCATGGGTAACTCGTAGTAAAGCCACTGCACCATCGCAGGTTGAATGTAGTCCTCCAAGAGCGTGTTATTCAAGGCCGTGGTAGTGCCGCTCACCACTTGCCCCACCATTTCGTTGTACAAGGACGATCCAACGATGGGCTGAATCCGCATCTCCTGCACCTTCACGATCGTGGGCCGTATCTGCGTGAACGACACATTCTCGTTAATTACGCTATTGTCCAAGAGCGTCTGCTCGCTTATGAATAGTGCCTTCATGCTTTTGTGATTTTATTGCCCTTGCGGATGACGATTTGCTGCTCCCATACGTGCCTGCATTGTGGGCGATTCACTCCGCTGGCGGTGTGGTACCAGCCGCCTCTGCGATTCCAAACGGAATAGCCCATAATAGAAGAAATGCCGTTGATGTCATCCCTTGTGTACACCTTGCCTTGGTCAGCCAAGTCCATCATGACCTTGCAGAACTCACGGCTGGTTTTCTTGTCCTTGTCGCTGAAACCTGCCGCCCATGCGTACTTGTAACGCACTTCCAGCACAGGTTCGGCCACTTCCTTCACACCTTTGGGCAGGTTTTTCTCCACGATTTGGTCGGCCGCCCTTGCAATGGGATAGCGGTCTTTGTTCATCAGGTACGCAACCCGTTTGGCGACCTTTGCCTTGCTAACGCCGAACTCCTTGGCCATCTCCTCAACGCTGGCATCACGGTTCTTCTTGCGATAGGCCTCAATCTTTGCATCCAGTTCCTTCTCCTCCTCGCCAAGTTCGGCAAAGGCTTGACGCACTTGGGCGTCCAAGTCGGAATCAAAACGAATTGGCCGTGAGTTCATGACAACATAATCATCCGCATTGCTGCCGAATTTGCTTGCAACGACCTCCAGTACCTTGTATTCCTCATCGCCCCATCCAAGGTCTCTCTCGTCATCTTCCTCACCCCACCACGGTTCGGTAGGGTTGCTGAACTTCTGATCCTGAACTCCGAGCAAGGTGTTCACTTCTTCGGGGGTTAAGCCAAATCCAGCGGACAACATGGTGCGGGCCATCTCCAAGGTAATCTTTTCCTGTGCATAGTGCCGCACGATTCGCATCAAGTTTTGGTATTCCCTGCCCGACAATTTCTTGATGTTGTCGTTGCTCATCACCGCTGGTGCTTGCGGTTGCTCATCAGGTTGCGGATTCGGTCCAACCACATCGGCGGGTTGCTTTTCCAAAGGAGGAAGGCCCGCTTTTTCCCGCAGTTCTTCGGGCGTCATAATGGTCAGCAGGGCTTGCTCGGATAATCGTTCCGTAATCGGCTCAACTGGTATCAATTCGATTCCCTCAACACCATTGAACGACGCCAAGTAGTTTATCATCCGCTCGACCTTGCGAACCCTGTCGTTCACATACGTTGCCTTAAACAACTCGTAAGCCTCCACCAGTTCCTGCCTGCCACCCAGTTGCCCCTCGGTCTTAACTCCGAATAGCATTGGGTTGACCACACGGTGCGAAATAAAGATTTCCTGCTGGATTGCTTTGTTTAGAATCTCAAACTGCTTGTCCATGTCGGACGGGGTCAGCGGTTCAAGCGTCGGGGCTTTGCTTACGTCATCGTTGAACGTCACCACAAAACGTCCAGCGTTATCCGTGCCGCTGAACTTGCGCTTGATTTGCCTTTCAATGTCGCCCTGTTCTTCAGGGGTCGGAATGCCGTTGTTGAAGTTTATGAGATACCCGCCCCAAAAATTATTCCGCAGGTTGTTGTTGTGGAAGTTGGCTACTTGGACATCAGCCTCTATCCAAGCCAACCCTCCCATGTATTCGGGCAGGGGATAAGACTTCACGCCTGCTGCATACACACGATAGTAGAATAGTTGCTTACCGATGCGATTGTCAGGGTCAAAGGCAGGGATTTTCTCGACATCGCCAATCTTCGGGAACAGTTGCACCATGTCATCGTTGTACCACTCCGCAACTTGGAACATCCGCTCCT